CGGGGACGAGGGGCGCGTCAGGCTGATCGCAGGCGGCCACGCCGGGGATCAGAACGTCATCCACCCACAGCATGAGATCGAGATAGTCGATCACCGCCGAACGCACCTTGGCCACCGAGCGCGCGTGCGGCTGCACGATCGTCGTGACGATGCGCTCGGGGGTCACCGGCGGGCGGCGGCGGTGCAGCTCGGCAACCACGCCGGCGGCGTAGTAGAGCACTTGCGGGTTGTCCACCGGATCGACCAGCACGCCCGAGCCGTTCTTGTAGTCGACGATCTCCAGCTGGTGTTGGTTGACCAGCGCCACGTCGACGCGGCCGAACATCGGCACCGGCGGGGACACGCCGCGGCGCTTGAAATATGGTTCAACCGACACCCGCACTTCGACGGCCATGTGGTCATATTGCGGCTGCACACTCCAGACATAGTCCAGCATGGTCTGGACGCCGTCGACAAAGTCCTGGTCGATCTCGATGGCGTGGCCCTCGACGATGCGCGTGTCACCGATGCGCAGGCGATCCAGGCGCACGCCGTCCTTCAGCGTGCGCTCGATCCAATCATGGGCCAGGGTCCCCGTCGCGGCGTAGATACTCGACGGGGACGGGGGCGCGTGCTGGCTCAGCCGGAAACTGCCGGGGCAGCGCAACCAGCGTGCGGCACCGGAGGCGCCCAACAGCGAGTGTTGCTGGGTCACACCCGCATCCCGACCTTCTGCGCCATCGCTTCGGCGGCGCGCAGAAACTCGTGGGCGTTCTCCAGCTCGATGTCGGGGAACTTGGTGACACCGAACTGCTTGCGCAGCGCGCGGATCGGTTCGCGGTGATCGGCGTTATAGACGTTGCGGCAGATGCCAAGGGCCTTCTCGCGGGCTTCCTCAGGGCTCAGGCTGCTGGCGGTCGCGGCAAGACCGAACTCTTCGTCGCCCTCGTCCTGCGCCTGGTCGCTCGCGGCGTCAGGGGGTGTTTGAACTTCGTTGGCGGACACGCCGGCGGAGGACGATGGCGGGTCCCCCGTCGCAGGTCCCCCGTTGGTCCGGGCGGTCTGCCGCGCGCGGCGCGTTGTCGGGGCCGCCTGCGTGGACACGCCGATCTCGGCGTTGGGGTCGATGCGATGGAGCATCTGGATCACGCGGTCCACCTGTTCGAACTGTGAGACAGGCAGGTCCGCCTCAAAGACGACATTCATGCAAACTCGAAGGGTCGGCGCCGGCATCGTGAAATACTCCCCGTGACGTTACGTTTTCAGTCCAGGCCCGCATCAGCATCGGTCACCGGCAGCAGGTCGCGCAGCTCGTGCGCCTTGCGCCGCATCACTGCCATGATCCGCTGATCGAGCGTCCCCGGCAGATAGAGATAGGTCGCGATGACGTGGTCGCGCTGGCCCAGCCGGTGTGCCCGGTCGATTGCCTGGGTGTTCTCGGACGGCACCCATGAAGGCTCGGCAATGACCACTTCACTGGCGGCAGTCAGCGTGATGGCGGTGCCCGCCGCGCGTATCTGGCCAACGAACACGCGGCACGCGGGGTTGTGCTGGAACAGGTTGACGTAGTGGGCGCGGACAGCGGGCGGTGTCTCCCCGTTGACCAGCACCGCTCCGTGCTCGACCAGACGCTCGGTGATCAGTTCCAGCACACGGGTATGCCAGCCGAACACGATGAGCTTGTGCGTGCCACAGTTCAGGCGCTCCTGCACCCACTCGCACACGCCGTTGATCTTCGCCTCGCCCAGCAGACGGCGCAGCGTGGCGATCGGCCGGTCTTCGCTGTTCAGACGGCCGATCGCCTTCAGCAAGCGTGGCTCGGTGGTGCGGTAGAGATCGCGGTGCAGCACGCGCAGTTCCTGCGGCAGCTGCGCCTGAACCGTGTTGGGGGACACCGCAAGGGAGACATCCTGCTCGGTGACCGGCGGCAACTCGGTGAGCACGCGCGCTTTGCTGCGGTGCAAAACATAGGGCGACATGCGATTGCGCAACCACTCCAGGTTTCTGGAGCCGGTGATGTGGCGGCCGTATTTCGGATCATCGCGCCACACGCAGACACGCTCGATGAAGCTGTCTTCAGGCATGTCGCGGTCGGCGTATTCCAGCGTGCGCAGCACGCCCGGCCAGAACGTGCGGATGTGCTGATACAGCTCGCCCGCGTGATTGGGCGTCGGTGTCCCGGTCAGGAGGATCACGCGTTCGGCGCTCGCCTGGATGCCCTGGTCGGTGCCCTTGTGGCCATACAAGGCGGCAGTGCGGTTGGACTTGCCCTTGAGGTAGTGCGCCTCGTCGATGATCAGCAGGTCCCACGACAGGCGCTTGAGCATGGCCGCCATCTGGCTGCTGCCATGCGACAGCGCGTCATAGGACACCAGGACGATCACGTCCTCGGCCTCCAGTTCGACCGCACGGACCAGCGTGCCCGGCTCGACGATCACCACGCGAGGGAGCCATTTCGGGAACCACTTGCTGATCTCGTGCAGCCAGACCCGCCGGGCGCCGGCGGGGGACACGATGCAGACACGCTTTGCGGCGAGCTGATCGGCGGCGTGGAGCGCCTGGACGCTCTTGCCCAGCCCTGGATCGTCACAGAGCAATAACGCTCTTGTCACGCGCAGATTACGCACGAGCCAGTAGGCGCCAGTGTGCTGGTAGGGACGAACGGCGACGGCAGCCGACAGCGGCGCATCGAACACCACAAAACGTCCCTTCACGCTCGGATATTGCGGAAAGTCAAAATCAGCGGGAACACTCGGACGCTTCAGCGCCGGACCCTTTGTGTCCGGGATTTTCCCCACGCATCACCGAAAGATTGCGCCGGGTTTGTCGCCTGTCAACTGTGTTCGATAGCGAGCACACGGCGATATGCTCACCCACACAGGCAGGAGAGCCTGTCAGTGTGTGCGCGACACAACACCAACACACGACAAGATGTATGAAATATCAGCCGCTAGAGCGGATACCGCATCCCGAACACGGCGAGCAGCGCCGCCTCCGCGCGTCCGTCATCACGTATGCGTGAGAACTCTTTGGCGTTCAGCGGGAACATCTGCGTCGCCAGCACGCGCGCCTGTTGCTTGTCGGCGCCGATCCGAAACTCTTTCTTCCACTCGGTGGGCGTCACCAGGAACACCGGCACGGGCAGCGTCGCGAGCACGCCCCGGATGAGCCCGTAGGCGAGCCCGAACGCGAAGCTGGAGGACACGCCCTGCCTGGGCATGGCGTGGACACGCTCGACCCATGCCACGTCAGGGCGCAGCTCGCGCACCAGCTGCGCCAGGTGCGCTTCGCTGATCGCGTGGTGCTTGCGTGAGCTGGCGCCCGTGCGCTGCACGGTGATCGTCGGCATGTCGCACACGACAAGCGTGTCGGTGTCCTCATCCAGCAGCGCCAGCGCGCCGCTGGCGCCAGGGTCCACGCCGAGCACGCGCCGCCCCTGGCGGGTCACCCGCGGAACTCGCTGTCGTCCACGAAGCACGCGAACGGCGAGGCCCCCTCGCGCAACAGGACATAGATCACCGAAGGCACCCAGGCCCCGGCGATGCGCCCGCGCTGGCGCCACATCTGCACCGTCGAGTAGCTCACATCCTGGTCAGGCAGATGGCGTTGCAGAAGCGCCAGCAGCCCCTTGGGACCCTGAGTTTGCTCAAACACAAAATCAACATCTAGTCGCAACACGGCGATGCCTCCCTCTAGGTGTGGTGCGTAGCGCACAACACCCGACAAAGCCAAGAGGCCAGACAACATTTATCCGAATGTTAACGGTCCGTTCACCACAGTATGTTGTGTGAACCGCAGATTAAGGATATGGTTGCCACGGTGTCGCGCTCTTGACACAACAAACGCACACCACACATTGTGTGTCCGGTTTGCAAATGTAAGACCGCTCCCGCACCACGCATACACTCGGAGCCCTGCCAATGAGAGCACCCCCTGGTCGCAAGCTGCTTCAGTCGCCTGTCTCCAACCCCCCGGCGAGAGCGGCCCAGCCGACGACCCCGCCGGCCAAGTCGGCTAAATCCCCCGGCGCGGTGGTCACGCTGCCCGGCCGCAAGAACCTGCCGGTGAAACCCGAGTATCAGGAGTTCGCCAAGCTGCTTCGGAACGCCATGCTGGACCGCAAGATGAACGCGAGCGATCTGGCGCGGGCGATTTGGGGCACCACGATGGACCCCCGCGGTTACGGTGTGGCGCGCAACCGCGACCGCGTCGGCGCCTATCTGGCCGGCACGGGCTACCCCTCGCGGGAGACGCTGCCCAAGCTGTGCGAGGCAGTGGGTCTGGACCCGAACCTCGTGCCCCTCCCCACCAGGAGTTCCGCGCCGCGGGAGTTCGCCGGCACGCCGGACGTGACGATCACCTTGCTCACCGAGCACCCCGGCATGTGCTCGATGTATATCCGCAAGGTGATACCGGTCGAGATCGGCATGAAGATCATGACGCTGGTGAACAGCTACAACGCCAACGCCGGCCCCAACAATCTCGATGATGCGCCTGCTGACGCAGAGTGAAGTCGCCGCGCTGCTGCGATGCAGCGTCAGAAAGATCGCGCGGCTGCGGGCGTCGGGCGCGATCGCGTGGATACCCGGACGCCCGGTGCTGATACCTGAAGAGGAAGTGACACGGTGGGTTACTCGAACAACCGAAGAGCAACGGGCGCGGGCCATACTGGCCTCTCGCGCGCGGTCGACAGCGAACCGATCATCCGCACGAGCCGGCTCAAGCAGGACGCGCGCGGCGTCTGGCACATCCACTACAGCGTCCCCGATCCTGACGCTGCAAAAAATGGCGGCCGACGTTCAAAGACGGAAAGCACTCGCACGCGCGACAAAGCGATTGCTGAAACGCTCTTAGAAGTCTGGCGCGACGAACAGCGCCAGGAGCTGCGTGACGCCGAAGGCTTCACGATCGGAGACGCGATCGACCTGTATCTGCGCGAGAAGGGTCCCCGCGTGGTCGAAGGCACGCGAGGGTGTCTCCGCGCGATGAAGGCCGACATCGGATACATGCGCCCGCGTGATCTGGACCAGGACTTTGTCGACGCGTGGGTGCGAACGCGCGTCAATCGTCGCACCGGCCAGCCGCTCGCAAGCGGCTCGATGTTGCGTGACCTGATCATGGTGCGGGCCGCGCTGGCGTTCGCGGCGAAGCGCAAGAAGGTCGACTGGAACGACATACATGACGATCTGAACCTGCCCGAAAAGGGCGCCCCGCGCACGCGCTGGCTGGACGAGAACGAGATCGAGATCGTGTGGGACAAAGCGCTGGCCTCGCCGCCGCGCGTGCTGCTGTGGGTGGCGATCGCGATGGAGACCGCCGCGCGCAAGAGCGCGATCCTCGGGCTCACCTGGGACCGCATCCATCTGAACGGCCCCGTGCCCTACATAGACTTTGTCGATCCTCGCATGACGGCGAAGCGCACCAAGCGACGCGCGAAGGTGCGGATCAGCGCGCGGCTGCTGCCGGTGCTGACGGAGGCACTGGCGAACGCCAAATCGACGGGGACAGGGAACTTCTTGTTCCGGCACATGGACCAAAGCCTGCGCGTGTTCTTCAAAGGATTAGGCTTGCCAGGGAAAGTCACACCACACACACTGAGACACACCTGGGCGACCCACAAAATCGCCAGAGGGGCCTCGATGGCGCTGGTAGCGGAAGTTCTCGGGGACACTGAAGAGGTCGTGCGCCGGAACTACAAACATCTGGCGCCTGAAAACACGATGAACATCATGGACCTGTAAGAGCAGGAGGCGGCGAAAAGTCATGTGGCTCCCTCAGAAGATCATCCAGGCGGTGACCGACACGGTGGATGAAGTGTTTTATGTCTCGTTCCAGACCGCGAAGGTGTTCAACGAAGGCCGCGAGCGGGGGACACCGATGGTGTTCTCGGGCTGGTATTGGGCGCGCGGCACGCAAGAAGGCGGACCCTTCAAGTCGCAAAGTTCGGCTTATCGCGACGCATGGTATGAACTGATCTCGAACGCACGCGCGCCGGCGCTGCACAAAGCGGCGGCCAGTGAGATAAAGCGCCAGGAGCGCCAGCGGCGGCGTGAGGCAATCGGCCTGCGACGGGTAGCGTGAGACGATGGTTAATACTTTCTCACCCAAATCCAAGATGTTCCTGATGACGCCGAAGCCTGAACACGCCCACACGGCGCAGCTTGTGCGGAGTTATCTGCTGGAACGGAAAATGAGTATGCACGCGTTTGCCAGAGCGCTTGGTGTGTCCGGCGAAGCTACACCCTATCCTTGGGTCACCGGCCGGGGCTCGATCAGTAAAACTAACCGCCCTGCTGTGGCCAAGCTGCTGGGCGTGCCCGAAGAGGCCCTGAAGCCAAACCTCGGCGCGAAGATCGCGCATGTCGAACTAGGCCCGGCACGACAGGCAGTGGCGTTGGTGCGCGAGCGTGTCCCCGCGGCGGCGACGGCGGCGTCGTCGGTCCCCGCGTCACCGCCCGCGACCGGCGGACGGCTCACCTACGAGGGCCACGGTGACGGCACCGCGACGATCGCCGTGAAGGCGCGGTTACCGCTGGATCAGGCGAAGCCGTTGTTCAGGTTGCTGTTGGACAGCGGGATCGATCTAGAACAAGCGCAGGAAGCTGCCTGATGGGCAGCGAACTCTATGACGCGCTGATCGCCGCGGGGATACCCGACGTGCGAGCGCGCGCCGTCGATGAGGCGATGCAGCGCGCCATCGTGCAAAATCAGCGGCGGCTGGTGCCGGATGAACTGATGCCGGTCGTGCAAAAGCAGGACGAGTTGCGGATCATCGTGCTGGACGCGACCACCTGTTTCATCGCCGGGCACAAGACGGTGTCGCTTGAGGTTGCGCTTGAGATCATGCGCGCGCTCAGACATGGCGACAGCCCGAAATGACGAAAGGCTTATCCTGAATGGAAAGCGTGCTCGGATATGCGGCTGGGTTCGTGTGGCACCCGATAACCCAAGGGGTGTTTTGCGGGATCAATGTGTCGCTGGCGGTTGTGTTGTGGCGTGAGTGCCGCCGCGAAATGGTGTTGAACCTGTTGCTGGCACGGATCGTGTTCCAGGCATGGTCGCTGCGGCGCTTTGCGATCTGGCGGCCCTGGCAGGAGGCGTTCGCCCCCGAGCGGCAAGACCTGGACGACATGCTGCGCCAGCCACCTGGACGCGACTGAAACGCACGAGGGGGCCGGCATCGCCGGCCCCCTCGCTTCGCATTGTCCACCCTACTGGACCGACCGGACAGGGCACCACCCCCATCGAGCCGCGAGCCCGGTATATGCCCATGAAGTGGGGGTTTCGCAAGCACGAGCGGATATTGACGGTTCTGTGACCGCGGGCGCAGGTTGTCGGTTGTTGTGTCCCTTGTCGTGGGAGACAGCGCCACCCGCTGCACCAGCCGTCGAACCAGAGCGATAGGGCACCACGCCAATGTCCGCCGACCCTTCGTCGCCTTCGTCACCGCCCGCGGCGTCGTCTGCGCCGGCTGCGCCGGCTCCGCCCGTCACCAATCAGGAGTTCCTGCGCGCGCTGTTCGGCAACGCGTGGCACCGCGCGCATGTGACTTCGTTCGAGGGGGACCCGAGTGATCCGAAGCTGGACCGCGCGTGCTGGGCCGGCGGCGCCGCGGGGCATTGGGTGATCCACCCGCGATATAACAACTATTTCACGGTGTCGCTGTTCACGGGTCCCCGACGCAAGCAGTTTTTCGATCAGCTTGTGGTGCTGGGCATCGACGACGTGGGACCCAAGGTGTCCCCCGACAAGGTCCGGGCGTTGTTCGGGCGCGAGCCCACGTATCGGATCGAGACATCGCCGGGCAACGAGCAGTGGGGCTACCGCCTGGAGACGCCGATCACGTCCGAGCCGGTGGCGAGTGCAATGATCGACCGATTGATCGAGCATCTGGTCGGGGAAGCGCCCGATCCCGGCATGGGCGGCGTGACACGGTATCTGCGCCTGCCGGTGGGGACCAATCAGAAGGCCGCGCTGGGTGCGCGCTTCGCGTGTCGGCTGATCGAGTTCGAGATCGCCAGGCGGCTCGACCAGGCGGAGATCACCAGGCTGGCGGGGACACTCGGCGTGGACCTGACGGCGGTGTCCCCGGTGTCTCCCGTGGGCGCACGGGCTGACTACTCCAGCTCGACGGGAGCTGACGATCAGCTCGCCGAGCACGACGTGCTGTTCCAGGCGATGCGCCGGCTGGGTTTGGTCCAGGGCACGCACGCGCGCAACTCGGCAATGGGGCGCGCATGGGACGTGATCTGTCCCTGGTCGGACGAGCACACGGGGCGGGCCACTTCGGGCACGGCGTATGTCCCGACGCTGCATCGGTTCCAGTGCCATCACGGGCATTGTGCGGGGCGCACGGCCGAGCATTTGGGCGAGCGGCTGGATCACCTGTTGCGCGAGGACAGCGGCGGGGTGGTGGGCATGGTCGACGTGGAGTGGCCTGACCTGACCCCGGAGGAACTGGCGGCGCTCCAGCGCCCCTCTGAGGGCGCGGACGACGTGCCGCCAAAGTTCATGCTGTGCGGGCCAGCCTCCACCTTGCGGATGCCGAAGCGGCTGTGGGCGGCGAAGGACCGGCTGTTGCGTGGCGCGGTCACGCTGCTGTTCGGGCCGCCCGATCAGGGCAAGAGCCTGTTGCTGGTGCGCTGGGCGGTGAACTTCGCGCTGGGGCGGAGCTTCGGCGGGCTGAAGCCCGACGCACCGTGTCGCGTGCTGACGCTGTTCGCGGAGGAAGACGCGGACGAACAACACCGCCGCATCGAGGCGGCGTTACTGGCGGAGCAGGCCACGCACGCCGATCTGCATGACCGGCTGCGGATGTTCATCCCGGCGGACCTCGCGACGATGTTCATGTTCAACCGCACGACGCGACGGCTGGGGGAGACACGCATCTGGCAGGCACTCATCGAAGCGATCACCACGCAGGCGATCGACGTGCTGGTGCTGGACCCGATGGTCGAACTGCACACCGCCGAAGAGAACGACAACGTGCAACTCAAGGCGGTCATCAGCAAGCTGCGGAGCTTGGCGCGGCAGCACAATATCGCCGTCCTGTTGTGCCATCACTCCAGCAAGATCAGCCGCAAAGAGGGGCTGCTGGCGGGCAACCTCGATGCGGTGCGTGGCGCCAGCGCGATCGGCGGCGCGGTGAGGACGGCGTTCTCCCTGGTCGAGATGGAAGAGGCCGAGTGCCGCGCGCTCGGCGTCGCGCCGGAACTGCGGCGCTATTACGTGCGGCTCGATCTGGCGCGCAACTCGCAGGCGGCACCGGCACGCGTGGCCGAGTGGTATCACAAGCTGGGTATGTTGAACGCGAACGGCGACGAGACCGCGACCTT